TTTTGATGTTCTCGGGTGACGATGTTTGGTGGATCGTGTTCAACAAGGGTAACACCTTGATGAGATATGAGTTCAGGTTGGACAGAGTCGAGTGTGGAAGTTTCAGTACGGGCGGATTCAGTATTCATTTTCGGGCAGGTTCTGACGGCAGGCGTGACTATTGGGTATATTCAATGTCTTGGACGTCAGCTCTTGGGTGAAGTTCAAGAATGTTCAACTTCAGCTGAGGGGCACAGCGAGAGCCTCCAAAATCGTTCTGGAATGGCATGAGCTGGCCGTAGCCTAAGAACTCTCCGACTAAGTCTGAGTAGCGGATGAGGTTGTAGGCTGGTTTGAGTTTAAGGATTCTTTTTCGATACTCCTTAAAAATATCGGGGCCGTGAAAGAAGAGCTCACGTAGAGCTGAATTGCAGTTGTCTTCACAGGCCTTCTCTGGTTCGAAGGTCTTTCGAATCCAGTTTATTGTTTCAACTGCATTGGGGATGGGCATTTGCGGCACATAAAAACCAAATTGCTCACCGATCTTGTTCTTTAAGAAGCTGGTGTCTTTGATTTGTTTGTAGGCAACTTGCTCAGTTCCCTTTTCGGCGGCACCATAGGTGATGTTGCGCGTGGCCAGGTAGGCTCCAACGGTTTCGGCATTATAGTGGTCGATCAGTTCGGGCTTCACAGAGACGACATTGTCATCTCCGTAAATCCTAGTCTTGATCATCCGACGATATGCGTAGATTGAGTTGAGTGGAGCAGGTACCAGGGCGAGAAACGCGATCCTGAGGTACAGTTCGTTGACCATGGTGTTCATGACCACGGTGAGGGGGCTTCCGGTGGCGATGCCCCCCTTGGTATCGTAGACTAGGTTCTCGTAGATGTGCATTGCTTGCGATTCGGACAACATGAAGGTTCGGCGGAGCAAACCAAAGTCGTCGTCATAGTACGCGTTAATGACATCGGCGAGACGTAGAACGAGTTGGGCACTCACGGTGCCATCCCAAGCGCTGTAGTCACCATCAAATCCAATGGGAGAATTGCTAAGCAAGTAGGTTACATGCTTATGCCATTCTAGAGAGGATTTGTTGATTCCGACAGCAGAGAATGAGTTGTTGTGCATCGAGTAGAAGCACGCGACAAAGTCTTTGAAGTACTTGGCGGCGATGAGTGTGGTGAGGAGCGAGCTGGCCGAGAAGATTCTTGCGGTCTTGTATTTCTCTGGTGAGCGTCGTTCGTCTTTGAACAAATCACTATATGGGAGTTCTGGTATGTTGCCTTGCAAGAAGACAGACTCAACCAAAGTGAAGTCGGCGAGCAGGCGTGGGCCTGGTGTGCGGATTATCCCGTTCAGTTCGATGAGGTCACGTTTAGACAGACCTTCAAGGTTGTAGGGGAAACCAGCTGAGGTGGACATGTTGACACCTTCATAGTAGTCCTCTCCATCAATCCCGTTTAGCATCTGGTGCCAGTCGAGAATGCGCTTCGGTCGACGAGGCGCGGCGGCGAGGATGTCCTCGGTGAGCGATTCAACGGCTTGATTGACAAGGTGTTCAGGGAAGTCTCCACAACCACGGTATTTGTTAATACCTTTCTGGTATGGGTCCTCCTCACAACGCTTGTCTCGGCGGTTCAGAATAGCTGGGATTGTTATCGGCTCGGAGATGTGACCATGCAGGGGAGATTTAACAATGTCGCTTTTCGATGGTACGAACAGCGGACTCTTAAGAGCTCCACAGCATTGGGGGGCAACGTAGTGCTTGGCTAGATTTTCGTCAGTTGGCGGGTTCACGTGATTGGTGACGGGCACGCGTGCGGACGTAGACATCTTCGCAAGGGATTCTTCTAATTGAGAGCGGGTGACAAGGAGGCCATAAGCGTCTATGCCATCGTGTCCAGTGTGAATGGCGACGATGCGACCCTGATTATGTGGGTCTAGATCGAATATGGGGGCTCCACAGTATCCACTTTGCGAATTGAGTTTATAAGTGAATCCTCTGTGCTGCAACCACGTTACACCATTATTGTCAGGGTCATACGAAAACTCCGTGAGGTCTTGAACCACAGAGCTGTAGAACCTGTTGAGGGACAGCGTGGCGGGGTCGATGTTCAACGTGACGGTCGGGTGGTTCGTGAGAATGGAGTCGCCGTTCGCAAAATGTTTGGTGATATCGCGATAGTGACGGCATTGGCGTGAGCACTGATAGAGAACGAGATCGCTGTCTCCAGTTCCTATTTGCACCATCCTCTCAGGGTCGAATTTCTCGACGTGTGAGAAGCGTTGACTATGGGAATAGATGGTGAATTGGGAACCTTTAGGGCGATACTGAGCATAGTCGTTCTCCCAGTCCTGTAAAAAGAAGTGACGATTCGTGAGAAAAACATTTCCTCGAACGAAGATCACGTGGGCGTAGACTCGATCGTCCCAGACCATGAGGCGGGTGTTCGCTTCACAGGCGGGGATGAGAGATGCGGCAAGTCCGGATTGGACGGTGACTTTCGGCTGAGCGATGCGTGGCGTCTGATTCTCTCCTGATTGGGGTGAGCAATTGGAGCATTTTGGCGGTTCTTCTTTGGGCATAAGGAAGCGAGCAGCAACCTTAAAGGCGATATAGCCTGCCGTTATTACAGCAAGCATTTCCAGCACTTTGCTGCAGTACCATCCAAAGACACCAACCGTCCCCCAGAACATGTGTTTCACAATACGCGTTCCGAAGGAGGTGGGCGGTTTGTTTCCAAAAGCTTCCTGCAACCACATACTGACACGAGCGAAACGTTTTTCTCCCGCATGTGGTGTCATTGTTGGTGTGGTGGTTGGTTTCGGGAAGACAAACTTGTCAAAACCGGAGGAAAGATCCTCAGTCACCTTGGTGTGCACTTGATAGCGTTGATACACTATTTCCATAGCCTGTGCCATTGTGACACCCCGATGTTCGGGTTTCTTGTTATAGGCGATGGGACCCCAGGAAATGTCGAAAGTGACTCCTTTTGGAAGTCCTCTCTCGTCAAATGGGGGAACGGTACCGACTGGATGCTCAGAGTGCTGAACGATCCGCAGGTGGGGACGACGGTTGATAGCGCCAGACGATGTGAGAGTGGTGGGCGTGAAAGTTTCGGTGTTACTGAGAAGCACCACCATCTTGGGGTCGATCATCATGCCCTTGTTTTCAAGATGGGCCATGTCAACAACGCAGGCTGCAACGGAAATGAGCTTAATAAGCTCTTCGAAATCTTTCTCAGCTCTACTCTGACCAAAGTCATCGTAGAGGACTCCAAAGACGTCCTCGGTGAGGCCGTCCCAAAAATCACTGCTGGGATCGCGAACGAAAAACTTCTTGCGAATTTCTGCGACGCTCTCTCCAGGACAACACTGTGCGAGTAGCATTGGCCAGAGAAGACTTTTGCCACAGCCGGGTTGTCCTGAGATGAGCATACAGAAAGGTTCAGCGGCTCGGTTCGTCTGTTTCGTTGGAAACGCGAGAAGGGTTTTGAAGCGGCGGAGCATGTCAGAAATGGGTCCATCAACTGGGAGGCCTTTATCTCGAATAAACGAGTGGCACTCTGAAATCAAAGCGTCTGCCTTGACTTTATCTGCGAT